TCACAAACCCTTATTAAGTAAAAATATAGCACACATAAATAACCCGAAACAATGAGCAAGCGGGGTTATTTTGAATACCAACGAGTAAACAGCGGAGTGGAGTGTTGTAGCGCACCGTTCATTCTGTGGTGTCGTTTCAAGGATAACCGACTAACTACGATACAGTAGAACCACCAAACCGAAGGAGGGTTCACAATGACAAAACTGAGACGGTTGCTGTGGGAAAAGAGGATGTCCCAAGTGAAATTGGCAAGGGACGCGGAAATGGGTCAGACCAATCTTTCTGATGCGTTGTGTGGGCGAATGCCTTTTCATCCGGCATGGAGACGGAAGGTGTCTGCAGTACTGGGAGTGGAAGAGTCAACATTGTTCGATGAGAAGGGCAAGTTGCTTGATGATCCGGATCCTACACGAGCATCTGCCGCGCAGTGAAAGGAGGATTGAACCCCGAAGGAGGCGAGTAGATGGGAGGGTCATTCCAGACAACGCGGGATATCTTTGAAAATCCAATCTGGCAGAACATCGTAGAATTTCGGCTGTTCATTTTGATTTATGGGAAGGCCGCCTTCAAAGACGAAGTCATTATCGGAGATATGCGGTTGGCTCGTGGGCAGTGGGTCCGGTCATATAGGAACCTTCAGTCTGACCTTGAATACATCGAGAACAATGCTGTGAAACGATACTCCTTGTCCGTGATCCAGAGGACAATTCAGCGGCTTTGCGACCAAGAACGCATCACAATTTTGCCTTGTAAGCTTGGAACACTATTCACGGTCCTGAACTACGCTCAATATCAAGGTTTCAGCAATTATCAGCCAGACACTCGATACGGCGTTGGTACAGCGTTGGAACAGCGTTGGAACAATAATAAGAAGGAGAAGAAGGATAAGAATATATACCATGGTGAATTTGGTGGATTACAGTGTGTTTATGATTATCACCACACACTGAATTTGCCCAAACACAAGCAGTTCACAGTGGCAATGAAAAAGGCAATTGAGAAGGCCATGAAGGAAAACAGGTACACGGTGGATGATTGCAAGGAACTTCTGCGAAGACACAGCAGGGTTGTTGAGTTGACAAGGAACAAGGAACTTCCGGTGACGGCACGAGGCTTGGATGTGTTCTTCGGACAGAAAGCCTACCAGGCAACACACCTAATCTGTAGCGAGTATGCCGAGGGGGGCAAGTTCTTCGAACTATACAGGAACCAGCTTGAACCGCAAAGGAAGCCTACTGAATTCATACTGACAGGAACGGAGGCACCTTATGCAGAATGACTTGATTCAAGCCGTAAAAGAAAAGGTAGGGGCCGCAGCTGAGGACATCATTGCACAAGGTCTGAGTCTTCAGAAGCGTGGCAAGTCATACAGGTGTCCGAACAGCACAGGTCACAAGCACGGGGACCGCAGCCCTTCGATGGGATGGCACGAGGACGGACTTAACTTTCACTGCTTCACATGCGGGATGCTGCTGGACATCTACAGCTATTACCGGGACCACCTGAACTACACACATCAGGAAATCATCAGGGAACTGCTGGGTGAAACGGAACACAGCAGAACAACATTGGTGGTGAAGCGAAACGAATTCAACGATGAATGCCGAAAGATTGCCCCCATCACCCAAGAGTGTATCGAGTACATCCAGCGGCGAGGGCTGAAGGAAGAAACCATCAAGCACTTTGAACTTGCTTCCTTCGAAGGGCGCATAGCATTCCCTTACTTCCGATATGAGACGGTAGTTGGATACAAGACCAGGGCACCGCAGAAAGACCCTGGTAAACCGAAGATGATGTCCCTCAAAGGGTCGAAGCCGTATCTGTTCAATTCGAAGAATGTAGAGTCACAGGATGAACTGATTATCTGCGAAGGTGAATTCGACTGTATGTGCATCTGGCAGTGCGGCTTCCCGAACGTGGTTTCGGTCGGTGCAGGGGCCGGGTCAACGGCAGTACTGATGGAACAGGCGGGGCCGTTCCTGAGTGGCTTTAAGTATCTGCTCATCGTGTCTGACAATGATGAAGCTGGGTTGAAGATGGACCGGGACTTCATCGAACAGTTCCCCGACAAGGCAAAGCTGATAGACAAGAGCCTGTATTCCAGAAAAGACATCAACGAAGAGTTGGTCCTGCGTGGCCCTGATGCCGTCAAGGCGATCATCGAAAGCGGCAGATTCAAGATTGAAGGCAGACGAGATCTGGACAAGCAGCCGTATCGAGGTATCACAAAGCGCGAAGGAAAGTACATTCCCACGGGGCTGAAAACGATAGACGAAGCAATCAACGACCTTGCACCGGGATGCGTGACCCTTCTCACCGGACGGTCAAACGGAGGGAAGACAACCCTTGCCCGACAGATTGTGGCGAATGCAATCAACCTGAAAAACAACGTGTATGTGATTTCTGGCGAAGGCGATCAGGAAACCTATATCAACGAACTGTACCAGTGCGTCATAGGCAGAGACAAGCGCAAGTATGAGTCAGTGAAGGTAAACAAACGCTGGCACAAGGAACCGATACCCGAAGTGCTGAAGGGCCTTCAGCAATGGCACAAGGGACGGCTGACCCTGTTCAATAAAGGCGAGTCGAAGCTGAAAACCACGGGCGAGCTGTTTTCCATGATTGAGTTTGAGTTGAAGATGAACCGTTTCAACCTGATAGTCATCGATAACCTCATGAGCATCCTGTCTTCAAAAGCAGCTGAAAAGAACGAAGCTCAGGCCGATTTCATGCAACGCTGCCATGACCTGGCGAACTGCTACAGGACGCACATTATCCTTGTTCTTCACCCGAACAAGGAATATCGAAAAGGCCAAAGCATGGACTTTGAACAGATTTCAGGCACTTCAGACCTTGCCAACAAGGCAGACAACATCATATCCGTTACCCGTGAATACGATGCGGAAAAGATCGCCGCCGGTATCAATGGCAGCGTGTCCGTTATCAAGAACCGATATTACCCGGACCTGCCTGAATGCAGCTTGCACTTTGACACGGAAACGGGTCAGTTGCTGGAGGTCAACGGGAATGGTGGGGCATATTACTTTTTTGGTATCGACAAGTACATTACAGGCGAACCTCAGACCGTTCCGACACCGGAAGCGGAGGAAATACCATGGTGACACAAGACGCGTTTTCAGAGGCATCCAGGGCCAGATGGATCGAATATTACAACAAGCTTATTGAAAGAGAAGCTGCAGCATCTGCGTGGATGGCAGACCCGAAGATATCACAGGAACAACGTGAAGCAGAATTCCTGCGATACAAGTGTGAAGTCTTGGAGCCAATCAACAGCTATGTCCAGTTCTTCGCAGCCATCGGTATCGAGGCAGAACCCTTCAGGAAGGTGGTGCAACCATGATCAAGGCAATTGACACCGTCTACAAGGGATACCGGTTCAGGTCGAGGCTGGAAGCGCGTTGGGCCGTGTTCTTCGATACCTTGGGCATTCCCTACGAATATGAGAAGGAAGGTTTTGACTTGGGCAGTCACGGCTTTTATCTACCGGATTTTTGGCTTCCCAAGGAACGGGTCTGGTTTGAGGTCAAAGGGGAGCGACCTACCGAGGAATACATGTCAAAAATGCGAGCTTTCAGGGACCAGTCCGAACAAGCCATCTTCATCTGTACCGGTCTTCCTGATAACAGGGACTTGCTGTATATGGGATGGTACGAAACATCTTCAGAATACGGGGTTTGTGATGATGAAGGCATGGTGATCCTATCTGTACGCAATGGAGCCATCTGTTTTGGAACTTATGATTGCCTGTTTGATACACTTCCGCGGAACTATTTCAGGGCAAAAGGAAACCCGCTCAAGACGGCAAGCCATGAAGAGTCCAGGGCGGTATATCTGGTTCATGATGCTGAGGACGCAGCGAAGCAAGCGAGGTTTGAACATGGAACGGCAGTATAACTTGGTAGCAGATTATGCCCGCTGGGGAGTGAGGGAACCAAGGCTTGTCTCCCTGCATATTCGAGCAATACGAGAACCAACACGCAACCGATGGGGTGACTTCAATTGGGCAGCATGGGAAAGCATCAAACACGAACTTGCAGAGATACTTGCTGATACCGAAACGCTTAAAGAACCCGGCATATGGCCATCTTGTCTAGTCCATCTTCTCCGAGATTTCTGCGAGAAAAAAGACCAATTCTACAGCCGCCAAGCCGACGAAAAGGTCCAGTGTCATGATTATACATCAACCAGGCACTTGTATGCGAATACATCCAATCAGATGATACAGCGGGAGAACACAGGTCCAGACCCACCGTAGAGAATGAGATCAATCGAAACAAGGTAGCGTTGTATCTCCGACTGATGTATCAAACAGACCACACCTTCAGAACGAATCACCGATGGACACAAACCATTCCACGGAGGATATATGAAAAGCACATGCAGGAAAGAACTTCATCCGTTATATGAAAGTGCATTCTTCTCAGCAATCCGTCAGGCCGCAACGCAGGAGGACAAACAGGCATCCATGAAGAAGCTTGCGTTGCTTGGCGTGAAGACTATGAACAGCCGGGACAAGCCGATGGCACACAGTCGGGTTCATGTGAAACGGCACCTGGATGGAATCAACATCGTGATTGGAATGATGGCGTGTATGACGCCACAGGAGTTCGTCAGAACCTTCCCGCCAACCAAGAGATATGACGGGGACAGATGGCAGATGAAGGACTATCACAGCACGATGGAAGCCATACGGGAGATTCCCCAGGATGAAATGATCGGACAGCACATAGAAGCCCTGTTGTGGGACTACATGAATCCAGATGTCACAGAACTGACGGTGAACCTGATGAAGGCAACAAGCGACATGCGAAGGCTGGAAGGTAAACCGGACCTTGCACAAGCCTTTATCGATTCGTTGCCGCCGCCTGCAGCAGTCTATACCTCGATGGATGGAAGGCGGTTCAGCCTTGACGGCAAGGTCGGAACGAAAAAGGTCAGCACAGTGAAAAAGTGGAACCCGCTGCTTGTACGGGGTGGAACGTAGGGACACATGGCAACATGATCACATTGATGGCCGAACACCATATTGAACGGGTTTTCTGATATCTGTTGCAATTCTTGACATTCGATTATCAAAACGCGGCACAGGTCAAAATAGACGGCATACGGCATAAGGAGAAAGCAAAATGGAAGACACAGAAATCATCCTGACAGCAGAAGAAATGTGGACAAGGATTCAAGAAAACGAAACCCGCCAAATAAAGCTTGGTACAGATATAAAGAGATTATCCGAGGAAGCAAAGGAAGCCATGCAAGCCATGCAGCGGATTCGGGTCTACCGGAGGCATAAAATGACGATGGTATTCTTCATTGGCTTTCTCACTGGTTTGATTGCACTCTCCATGATGAGGTGACCAGTGCAGATAAATGAACAAAAGAAAAGGGTGAACTTTCTTCACCCCTTCCGGTCCTCATTGCCGCGCTTCGTATTGCCTTACAAGTTTGTAGAAGGTCGGCTTCTTCAATCCCAGTTCAGTGAAGGCTGACACAGCTGTTCTGTTTCCAGCCTTCCAATCCTTGTATACGGAAGAGAATCCAGAAGGAAGCACTGCCGCCGGTCTGCCGAACTTCTTACCCAGCTTATGCGCGGATTGGATTCCTTCTGCTTGCCGGGATCGGATGTTGTCGCGCTCCTGCTGGCTCACGAATGACAGCACTTGCAGGACAAGGTCAGAAATGAACGTTCCGAGCAGGTCTTTGTGTAACCTGGTATCCAGCAGTGGCATGTCCAGAACCACGATGTCGATGCCATCAGAAACGATTCCCTGCCACACACTGACGATCTCCTGATAGTTCCTGCCCAACCTGTCGATGGACTTCACGAATAGGACATCATCGGCACGGAGACAACGCCGCAGCGCAACGAAGCCTTCACGCTTGAAGTCCTTGCCGGATTGCTTGTCGGTGAAGATGTCGCGCTCATCGATGCCGAGTCCCTTCGCCGCGTCAATCTGTCTGTCAAGGTTCTGGTCTGAACTGCTCACCCTTGCATAAAAGAATTGCTTGCCCATGATTGCACCTCCATCGAAACCGTCTGTAATCATGGTAC